GTTTTGGCGGCGGATATAAAAAGTGCTGCCGAAAGACGCCTAGAGTCCATGGAATCGCTAGTCGAATAAGACTCGATTGGATGGAACCCTGCTAGCATTTCGACATGAGATTTCATGTAGTTTCCCTGCCTCACACAAACACCACTGAAGACTTTACGGCTTGTGCCTACACGGAGAAAGTCCGTAAGTTCTGTATCATGATGAAAGACCTCGGGCATACCGTGTTTCTTTACGGCGGCGAGTTCAATGAAGCTCCCTGCGACGAGCACATCACCTGCATTACTGAAGAACAGCGTTTAGAGGCTGTTGGACCGAATCATTACTCGGCCGCGTCTTTCGACTGGAATCTTCCACATTGGGTGAACTTTAATATCAATGTCATTAGGGGTATTCAAGAGCGCCTGGAGCACAAGGACTTTATTTGCCTTATCGCTGGATTTGCTTCTAAGCCGATTGCCGACGCTTTCCCTGATGAACTAAGCGTAGAGTTTGGGATTGGCTATGGTGGCTCGTTTGCTAACTACAAGGTCTTTGAGTCCTACGCATGGATGCACTCCTGCTACGGGTCAAAAGTAACCGACCCCCACGCCCTTGATGGCAAGTTCTACGACACGGTAATCCCAAGTTATATTGATGTTAAAGACTTCCCTTTACAAGAAACCCCAGATGACTACTATCTCTTCATAGGACGCCTTATTGAGCGAAAGGGCTATCAGATTGCAGTTGACGTCTGTAAGGCCCTAGGAAAGCGTCTGGTGGTCGCTGGACAGGGTTCTGCGCCCGACTATGGCGAGTATGTCGGCGTTGTGGGGACAGAGGAGCGAGCCAAGCTCATGGGTGGCGCAATTGCTACTTTTACACCAACTATTTACGTTGAGCCTTTTGGGACCGTAGCGATTGAAGCGATGGCTTGTGGCTCTCCGATTATTTCTACCGACTGGGGGGCTTTCACTGAGACCGTCATTGACGGAGTTACGGGATTCCGTTGTCACACTATGCAGGAGTTCGCTGACGCAACCGAGAACGTCAAGACTCTCGATAGAGCAGCAATAAGTAAATACTCAAAAGACCGCTACGGATTAAACACTGTTGGTTTGATGTACGAAAAGTACTTCACTCGGCTGCAAGGTCTTTGGGGTAAGGGCTTCTACGAGCTTTCGTAGATTACTAAATCACCACTTGTCGACAGGACACTCGGCGTGAGCCAGCTTTGTCTTTATCTGCATGAAGCATCCACACTTAATGCACTGTTTTGATATTGCTAAAAAGTGAGGACATTCAGTACATATCGAGTATCTGCGCGTAGCCTCTTCTTCCGAAGAGTATTCAGTACTTTTGCGAAAAAAATCTAGAGGACTTGCTTTGCGTTCTGAATTTTTTCCTGTTTTATCTCTCATGGCCTTAGTATTCTATATTCCGTGTTTCCACTCAGTACCATCCCACATACGAGCCTGTGCGTCAACCCATGCAGTGCCGTTCCATATTTTAGGTAGAGTAGTAATCCAGGAAGTACCGTTCCATATCTTTGCTATTCCACCAAGAGACCTTATGGTTAAAGAAGCTTGCGTTCCTTCTCCACCCGCGTTTGCTGCAGTGACGGTGTAGGAATAGTTCTCGTACGGCAATAGGCCCGTATGTGTATACGATGTCGCGATACTGTTTTGTAAAATAGTAGAACCATTTCGCAATACGTAAGAAGTAACGGCGTTACCACCGTCGCTGGACGGAGCGCCCCAAGACAAACTAATCTGTGCAAAAGTTGCGCTGTTACCAGTAAAAGAGGTTGGTGCAGTGGGCGGTTGTCGAGGAGTGCTGGTTGCACTAGCTGACGTTCCTCCGCCAGCAGCGTTGACGGCTCTCACGTAGATGGTAATTGCAGTTCCGTTTGCGCCAGAAATTGGGAAAGGGTTGGAAGGTACCGTAGTCCACGTTGAGTTGTTGGTTGAATACTGGTAGGAAGATACTGCGTTTCCACCGTTAGATGAAGGCGCTCCAAAGCCTATAGATACTGAACCGTTACTAGGTGTCGAAGTTACGCTTGTTGGTGCACTAGGAGTGGTGCGAGGCGTACTTGTTGCGCTCGCAGACGCTCCCCCTCCAGCCGCGTTTACTGCACGAACATAGATTGTTATAGCAGTTCCATTTGCTCCATTGATTGAAAATGGATTAGAAGGAGTCCCCACCCAGCTCGAGTTGTCTGTTGAGTACTGATAAGAAGAAACTGCGTTTCCGCCATCAGATGCAGGTGCGCCATACGTTATAGAAACAGACCCGTTAGTCGGCGTAGAGGTAACGCTTGGTGCGCCAGGAGTTGTACGAGGTGTGCTGGTGGTTACTCCTGAAGATGCCCCTGCGCCAGCAGCGTTTACGGCGCGAACATAGGCATTTATCGCTGTTCCGTTGGCACCAGAAAGAGTGAACGGATTAGATGGTGTTGCGGTCCACCCACTAGTACCGTTTAGCGAGTACTCATAGGAATCAATACTTTCTCCACCGTCAGACCCAGGAGCTCCGTAGCTAACAGATATCGAGCCATTGCTTGGTGATGAGGAAATGGTTGGGGCACCGGGAGTGGTGCGAGGCGTGTTTGACGTGGAAGTTCCACCACTAACTCCATAATCGTTGCGGGCACGAACATAATAAGTGTACGAAGTGCCGTTTGAAAGGCCCGTAAAGACAATGGGGTTGGCAGTCGTAGCCGTATAGTAAAAATTGTCGGTTGAGTATTCGTACGAAAGAGGGGCGTAGCCAGTAAAGCCAGGTGCGCTATAACTGACAGATACGGAGCCGTTTCCGGGAGTAGAGGAGACACCAGGAGCTCCTGGTGCTGTTCCTGGTCTTGCAGGAATAGTGGTACTTCGACTGTGGCTAGGAGCTATGCCTGGGGCAGCGTCAACACCACTAACCGATGCGCCAACCGTATGTGACCCTGGACTGGTATGGAAGGCATTTGGCTGTCCGGCGACTGGGTAGGTGTATGTGTAGCTTCTTGTAAATCTGTATTGAGGGTCATCGTAAGTGGTACCCGTTGTGGGGCCTGTGTTGTTGGTGTAGTTCGTTGCGTCTACAGTGTTCACTCCCGAAAAAGTCATGGTCTGAGTGTCGTTCATTTTGAAACGGTTTTGCGTCCAAAAAGTTGACCGTAGGATTACCGTCGAGCCGCCATATGTGGGGGTGTCCCATTCATATTCAATGCCAACACGCATTCCCTGGGTGCCACCTGCCGCACTGGTCATGTCCCATGAGCCCCATGTTCCACCAAAACTAGTTGTTGATGGCGCTGCCATATTAGAGTCCTGCTACTTGGAACCAAATATCACCCGTGGCGAGGGCTGTTGGTGTTTCATTCTGTACAAACACGGTGCGGTTAGCAATCTTTGACGCGTTAGTGGCTGTTCCGGTTAAGTTGGCAGTTATTGTTCCTGCTGAAAAATTACCAGAAGGGTCGCGAGCAACAATAGTGCTGTTGCTGCTACTTGCTGTTGCGGTGGTCGCCGAGTTGGCAACTTTGCCAGCAGTAGAAATCGTAGCAAGTTTGGTATCGACAATTCCTGCGGACGCATTTATGTCGACGTTCATGATGCTGTCGTTGGCTAGTTTAGCCGACGTAACAAAGCCGTCAGGAATAGTGAACTGGTCTGAGTCTTGCCATGCGCTTCCGTCGTAATACTGGACAGTTCTGACAGGAGCTCCAGGTGCGCTGCCTGGACCTTCTAAAAGGAAACACATTCTGCCAGGAGCCAATGCTGGCTTTCCATCACCGCCTGCTGCTACTGATGTTCCGGTTCCAAATGCTTCATTTCGTTCTGTTTCGTTTAGGAAACGACAAACAGCCTGGTCCATTAAATACTGGTTTACATCTGCAGCCGTAGCTGTTTGACCAGTTAAAAAAAGCTTTACTCCTGCGCCAGCCATTATTTTTCTCCTGCATTATTCATAGATGATTGTATCATTTTAAGCCCACTGAAAACTGTCTAGTGCACCCAGTGTTGGGTCGTCTAACGTAAAGAAGAATGCGTCAAACGTTTGCACGGTTATTTTGTAACCCATTGGTTTAGCCCAATTCACTGACTGGGTCACCAGGGCGCTAACTTCTCCTGCCGCGGCATCAGGGGTCTCGTTGGCTAGCGTTGCCACTCGAATAGCAAATGGGTCATCCAGGTATCTCGGTAATGCTGCAACCGATAAGGTGCTTGGGTTTCCGTTTTTGGTTTTTATCAAAACCTGACGGGCTGCTTCTATGATGGCGTTTCTGCTTCCTGCAGCTCTGCCGTAATGTGAACTATTTAGCTGCCATTCGATGAAGTCTCTTTTAATTTGTGGATTGTCAAAAAACAGAGTGCCGTCAGATTTTGAAATGTTTTGCTTTATTAAGGAACCGGTAAATTGAGAAAGCCACGGCACATAGTCGCTACGGACCGAACGAGACGAAACAAGCGAACTGGAAGCCCAATATTCTGCTACTTGTGAAGGAACCTGTACTTGCTGTTGTTCTACCCCGTACATCTTGTCATGCTCGTCCAGTGTTTCTCCAGCCGTCGATGTGAGAATGTCTAAAAGTCTAAAAAATGGGAAGGAAGGATATAACTGAGACGAATCCGCTTCAAAGTAAAAATCTGGCAAAAACGTTCTTGCCCGTCCAACAAAACGATTTTTATAAAAACCCAGCTCATGTATCAAATGAGGCAGTGTTGCAAAAATATTTACAGAAGAATGACCTGAAATAACAAACCGTATTGTTGCTGTATGTAGGTTTCCATCGTCTGGAACAGAAACTTGGTTTGTATGAATTGCTGCATATAGACCACTTGTGACATTCTGAGTATTTGGTTCGTAAGCGGCGGAAGCGGAGTCGATATAAAGAAGAGAAGAAACCTGAATTGGAGAATTTGCTTTCATTTTTATATTTGCTGAAAGTGCTCGTCCGTTATCAGAAACATTAAGAGGAATGTTGTTTAGTTTCAAAACAACATCACTGGAAGTAGCTGGTGCTAAACGAATAGTATATCTAGTGTTTACAATTGCTTCGGAGCTCGTTATGAAAAGAGACGAGTTTTCGGATGTCCAGGTGGAAGCAACCGAAGATACGCCTATGTATTCCCCTTGTTGAGTAGAAATAGACAGTAGGGCATTGTTGTCCGGTAAAAGGTTAAATGTTGTAGCCATTTCTATGTTCCCAAGCTTATTGAAGCATATGTAATATCAATATCGTCTAAAGACAGAATAGGAAGAGCTCCCTTTTTCAGAAACAAAAGGTCTTCTCCGTGCTTTGGAAGCCATTCATTCCCTGTTGGAGTTAAAACCAGAGACTCAACGTAGACGACTCCTGGGATATTGCTAATCAGAGAAATAAGTTGGGTGAGTCTTATTCTGTCCGAACTTAAAGGAAAGGACTGCGGACTTAGATAGTTAACAATAATATCTTCTATAGTCTCTATGAGATACGCCTGTTCGTACTGGTCGTTAAGCTTTATGGAGCCTGTAATTTCTAACGTTGCAAGCGCTGGGTCAATAATGTCAATAACCAATCCAGCTATAGACTTTTCCCTTATGTCTGTAACTAACCCTAATTTTTCAATAGCCGTAAGCTCGCTTCCGTTTCCGTAAGCAACGACAGTTACGTATCCTGTTGCGTCTTGGCCGGCGTATGCTGAACCCGTAACTACCGTGCTTGCTGAGTTGGCCGCGTTTTTAGTAAAGCTAAAAGTTGTATTTCCTGTGCTTGTAATGATGTGCTGACCGTTAAAAGTTGCACTTACTGATGAGTTGAAAACTTCCAAATCAACAACGTCGTCAACTACATAAAGATGTGGAGCATTTGTTTCTATTGTTGCCAATTGGTTGTACAGGAAAGTTTTAACAACTCCGGCAGGACGATAAACTGTTATATCGCCAGTAAGGTCGTCTGCGTCAGTTAAGTCCAAAGTCTTTACTCTAGACACGATGGACGGGTAATTGGTAAGCAGATAGGCGTCAACCTGGGAAGGGGTTACGAGTACCGAACTAAGTGAGCGAAGATAAGTTGAGGCCTTCGACAGGTAGTCTTCGTCCGTATCTTCGTTTAGTCCATTTGCAAAGTTTGCTGTAGTTGCGACCACTGCCGAAATAATGTTTGTTCCCGAGGAGATGATGCTCAGCTCTATGCCAGCCACTAACGGAGGGATAACTCCGGGCTCCAACGACCTGGCTGTTACTATTTCAGACGGATAGACGGTTACCCCAGGGGCAACGGCAGGGACCGTTACGGCCGATATTGTCTGAAATGCGTACTGTTCAACTTGGTCTTCAAACATAGAGTCGTAGACAAAAACTGTCCCCGCAGGAATATTGCCCCCCTCATAGGAGCCTATGGTTACTTCAATATCAACTTCAGCAGAAATTGCGTCTTGACGTTGATATCCAAGTATTTGCACAATTCCAGCCATAAGTCTGTCTGGTAGTCTGTTTATGGCGTTTATGTTCAGCGCGCTAATGTATGCAGCGGCTTGAAATATTGCGTCTTCAGGAGTTCCAGGGCGTAGACTGAAGTCGGGCAAAGAAAGACGGGCGAGCTCTATTGAGTCTCTATATATATCTCCGGGTTCCTTATCAAATATCGATAAGTCCACGTATTCACTAAAATCTGCCGGCATTTCTTGTCCTTTAATCCGTTATCTCAAAAGCTACTGCAATTTTTGCAAGCCCAGATGACTGCTCAATACCTGTTGTATTTATGTTTGTAATTGTTATTTCTGGAACAAATTGAGCCGCATTTAGAACAAACACGTTTTTGTCTACTTCTTGGAAAACGGGGTCAAAAGCCCCAAACTGAGGGGTCATAGGGTGAGTGCCCGGCTCTGTGAGCATGCAGATAGACAACAACTGAGAATAGTAGTCGATTGTTCCATCCTGGTGTTTCTTAATACCAGTACTGTCAAATTTTATTGGGAAAGCGAGAGAGTCCATTTTTCAATTATCCCACATAGCTAAGTTCATCATGGTTTAGGGTACTCGTCTTTAATAGCCTGAATCTGCTCACGCCAGGTTTCTAGCCCACCATGAAATAAAATGTCCAACTGTTCGGCGATGGAGGGGTAAGCATTTCGCCTATCTGTTTGATATGTCATAGCTTGCGCTTTGGCCACCGCCACAGCAAATTCTGCTTCTGTTGGTTTAGGTACGTCTTCCGATTCCCAAATCAACAAAGAGTAGTCAGGTTCTCCGTCTTCACTTGGGTTGATGCCAATAGGCAGCAATCCGGTAGGGTCTAGGACTTTAATTACGTGTTCACGCCAACTCATATTGTTTTTACCGTAAAATAAGCAGAGTCGTTAGCGTCAGATAGTATGGATATACCGACCCCATAAACCTGAAGATAAAAAGTACTAGACACCCCACCAGTTACGCCCGTGCCTATAACGCCAGCGACTACTTTGTGGGAATACCCTTCGTTAGAAAAATAGCTCAACGAACCTGTCCCTCCATTTTGGTCATTATAGGTGCGCACAAATACTTGGCCGGCACCTGATGTGTAGAAACTAAAACCAAAATTGCACTCTAAAACAGTACTCCCAGTAGGGATTGTAATACCTACTGCACCTACGTCAATCCATAAATTGGCAGCGTTTGTCATTGCTGTAGCGTTGCGACCATAGGCCCCCACTACCATCTGTGTGCCCAGTTGTTCGTTTACTGCATGCCATCCATATACGTTGGGCTTAGCACTGTACCTAGGTACACCAGCCGAATCTATATACATGCGCCTATCCCAGCCAGAACCATTCCAAGTTAGGAAACCAAGTTCAGTAGCAGAGGTGCCAGCGTTCATGTTTGTCGCTCTTATTTGCGCATTGCCAGTGTCGGAACCGTAAGAAGACACGTCAACGCCAAAATTTAAGGCGGCCGAGTTACCTGCAGTATTGGTGGCGTAGTTGACTATGGATATTTCCCCGCCTTTGCCCCCAACGGTATCCTTGCGTACGTGAAGTTGTGAACTTGTATTTGCAGCAAGAAGAGAAGTATCACCTATGCCAACAGTAGATGGGAGAGACAATGTTATGCCCCCAGTAGAGGCAGAAGTTGTTATTTGGTTTGCTGTTCCAGTAACCGCAACGACGCCCGTATTAGTGATGGTTACTGCCCCAGTTGCGCCAGAGGCTGTTATTCCCGTACCGCCTGCTAATGAAGTAACACCACTTGATGGACCAGTCGCACCTGTTGCCCCAGTCGCACCTGTTGCTCCAGTTAAACCAGTTGCTCCGGTCGGACCACCTGCAGGTCCTGTAGCACCTGTCAGTCCTGTTGGACCCGCTGCCCCACTTGGTCCGGTTTGTCCTGTTTCGCCGTTTGTCCCAGGTAAGCCATTAAGCCCAGGGTCACCTTGAGGGCCTGTTGCACCAGTGGCACCAATGCCTGTTGGTCCAGTTGCGCCTGTAGCACCAACGCCAGTTGGGCCCACCGGTCCAGTTGCACCTACTGGTCCAGTTGCGCCTGTTAATCCAATTGGTCCAGTTGGTCCAGTTGGTCCACCGGAAGGCCCAGTTGGTCCTGTCGGTCCAGTAGCTGGCTGTGGTCCAACTTCAACCCATGATGAGTCGTAATAAACAAAAGTTTGACTTGTGTCCGATTCAAACCACAAGTCCCCCTCCATTGGGTTGGCTGGGGCAGTGTCGGATATGGTTGCTCCCCCCTTCGGAACTTCTTTAATGTTTGCTAACCCCAAAACTACAAGCTCAGTAAAGAACTCGTTAGAAAACGTACATTTAACCACATCTCCGATAGCCATGACTGAATTATTGTTTGTATTAAGAGGAACAACTTTGTCAAAAGAAGAGGCTAGTTCTTGGATGTATACAGTTACCGCGCCGCGTGAATCAACTGATTTTATAAGTCCTGAATAGATTCGACCTGGGGCAAGCGGATGGGACGACGATTTTATTCTGTCAATAATCTCTGCCATGGCCGCTACCCTACTACGCCATATTTGAATAAAAATCCTGTATTACCACTCACTGTCTAGCCCTCCAGGAGTGTTGACAAAGTTCTTGTAACTAATGCCAGGGAACCGTTTTTCAATCACAAGAGACTGTTGTCTAGAAAGCAGAAGGCCGTAGTCTCTGCCGTTAAGTACTGCATCCTGTCGAGACCCTCCTTCGACTATGGCTAAGTATTTTGCTGAACCAGAATATCCACCGTCAGCAATATATCTTGCCACAATCTCGTCGTAGCTCTTCAGTACAGCTATCCCATTTTCCGTGAAGACACTTGGAAGCACTGCCGCCTTGAATGAAGAACCCTCTGCAAAAATGTATTCAAAACTGTAGAGAGTGTGATATCCAACTATTTTTGTTTGAGCCTTGTTTAGCTCAAGAGCAATAGGCCTATTCCATAGGTCTATATTTCCGGTTATTATTACCGAGTTTCTATTATTCGTGCTTTTGGGTATTTTTCCGTAGTAAGACGCATACGTACGGGATAT